ACAAAAACACACCCATCTCTTCGAGCATTGCTCGCGTAGGTGCGGACATCACTAATCCTTCGGTTTACAGCTATTTGGCCGATTCTTACAGCGCTCCGTCCACAGACGGCGTTGTTGATTCCGCCGATGTGACCGAGTTCGCGGACGCGGCTGCAAACCGCGTTATGCTCAGTGCTCGCGCTCAAAAAATTCGCAGAACCGCCCGCGTTTCCGATTGGCAGGCGAACCTTGCTGACGTTGCCGCTATCGGCCGTCGCAAGGAATTTTCACGCGCCATCGCAAAGAGTATTTTGGAAACAAAAAGGGATGTCGAGGCTGTCATCAGCAGCGACAACGACTCCGTCGAAGGTTCCGGCAGCGTTGCTTATAAAACGCGCGGCTTGGGCGAGTGGATCAAAGCCACTGCTCAGACCGATCTTCCGGTGCCCGCTTCCCAGCGCACTCCGTCCGCGTCGATCAACACGACCGCGACCGCCTCGCTCACCGAAAGCGCCCTGCAGAACGTCTTGCAGAGCATCTATGAGCAGACTGGCTCGCAGGATCGCTTGGTCTTGGTTGCTGGCCCTTCCCTGAAGAAAGCCATCACCAACTTCACGCGCTTCACGGTCAACTCGACCAGCAACGTGTTCAACCTCCGCCAGACGGCGCAAGCCGCCAGCTCGGATCGTCTCGTTTCTAATATTAGTTTTTATGAAGGAGACTTTTCGACTTTGGAGATAGTTAGCAGCCTATTTTTGGCCGCCAACGCCTCCACCGACGCCGAGAAGTATGCTCGCGGTTACATCATGTCGCCTGAGAGCGTTATGCTTCGCTACGGCCGCAAGCCGCGCTTCCAAGAGCTGCAAGACAGCGGTGGCGGACCTCGCGGTCTCGTCGATTGCATCGTGTCGCTCGCGGTTATGTCGCCCAAGAACATGGGCAAGTTCTCCGCGACTTCCTAATTCAAACTCTTAACAACTAACTAGAAAAAACTAATCAGATGAAAGTGTTTGAACTTCCCACAGAGACCAAAGCCGCAACCGGCTACACGCACAAAGTCGTCCTCGATCACACCGATATGACGACCGCCGCCGACAACACCGCGCAGACGATCACCCTGATCACTCTGCCCGCTGACAGCATCGTCACTGACGCCGCGACCCACTTGGTCACGTCGTTCCAGTTGACCGGCACGTCCGCGTACAACAGCAACACGATCCAAATCGGTGTTTCCGGCACGACCGATCAGTTGATCGCTTCCCAGCAGATCAACACCAACGGCACTCCGGTGACGACCCGCCGCTTCAACAGCACTACCCCTGTTGCTTATACGGCGAGCACCCCGATCATCGCTACGGTTGCCTCGATGGCCTCGTATGACCTCTTGGAATTGAACGCTGGAGAAATCCACGTCTTCCTCGCGGTCAACGACCTCAACAAGCTCTAAGAGCGTCTTAACACACTGTCGCCGAAACGCCTAGCGGGTCGGCGGCAGCAGTTAGGATGTCAGATCAAATATTCTCCGATCTGGTCGGAGACATGGATGACGAGCTGGCTCACCTTGTCAAAGAGGAGCTGCAGACAGGATGGCGCGCACAGCAAGTGATGGCCGCTATCGAAGCTCGCAAAGCCAAACAGGTCAACGACCAGTTAGAACACTGCACTGTAGACGGCATCGGTCAGCACGTTATGGACGTTCCGGCCGATGCTTATTTTGCATGGCAGAAGCACCTAGGTGACGGCTGCTGGTCTGACAAAACATTCCGCCACTGGTTTCTAAAACGGAACCCTGAGTGCGCGATTAAGTATACCCCGCGCAAAACCACCGTCCTGATCTAATGAAACTCGACCGCGACAAAATCACGCGCATGATCAGCGACATCGATCAGGCGGACCACGACGGCTCCGGCTACCTGCATCGCAAGCTCAAGAACTTCAACGTCCGGTATTGTATCTGGGCCGGACAGAGCGACGACGGCCGCAAGCACCAAGCCTTTTACGGTAAGAAGGTCTTTCCTTGGGAAAACAGCTCTGACGTTTCCGTGCGAATGGCTGAATCGATAATTCGGGAGAGGGTAATTTCTCTCACGTCCGCATTCTTTAAGTCGCGCCTGCAAGTCCAGCCGGTCGAGGTGATGGACGCTCCCAAGAAGAATGCCGCCGAGACTGTGCTTCGCTGGCTCCTGCACAGCCACTGCGCCGACGACATGCGCCGCGAGATCCGCTTGGCGGCAGAGTTTCGAGAGACCTATGGCCTCGCCGTCATGGCTGTGGATTGGGAGCGCCAGACCCGCGTCGAGGTGAAGCGGTTCACACTCGAAGAAGCCATGATGATGATCGAGGAGACGCAAGATCCCAACCTGCAGGCGCTCCTCGAAGTTGTCCTCGATCCGGCGCAGGAAGAGTTGGCCGCGGAGCTTCTCGGTCAGGTGGTGCCGGAGCTGGGCAGCGTTTCCAAGGTTCGCCAGCTCCGCGAGAAGGGCGAGGTCGAGTGGGAAAGCCCCTACATCTTTTCGTCCAAGCCGGTGGTGCGTGCTTTGGAAGCATGGGAGGACGTGATTTTTCCAATCCAGACCGACTCCCTACAAAGGGCGCCCTTCATCGCCCGCCGCGAGCTGCTCAGTGAGTTCGAGCTGCGCGAGCGTGCCGCGCTGGAAGGTTGGGACAAGGAGTGGGTTGAGCGTGCGGTGAAGCATCGCGGCGAGATGAAGCGCATCCACATGAACATCCACCGCTCGGATCAGTTCTTGTACGAGCAAATGCGCGACCTGATCGAAGTGTGGCACGTCTACCGCAAAGAACACGACGACCGCACCGGAGCGACCAAGGTCACCCGCACCGTCGTCAGCTACAGCATCACCGACTCCGTCGCCCTGCATGAGCTGATGCCCTACGAGCATCAGATGTATCCCTTCATCGAGCTGCCCCGCGAGCGCAACACACGCCCGCTCCTCGAAAGCCGCGGAATCCCTGAGATCGTCCAGTCGGCGCAGGAAGAGGTGAAGGTGCAGCGCGACTACCGCGTTGACCGCGCCAGCATCAGCATCATTCCTCCGCTCAAAGTGCCCGCTTCAAGAGGTCGCCTCGATCTCGTCCTCGGACCCGCCATGCAGATCCCTGAGCGCCGTCCGAACGAGATTAATTGGATGACGCCGCCGCCGTTTGACCAAGGCAGCATAGAGGTCGAGCAGGCAACCCGCGCGGACGTTGACCGCTACTTCGGACGAATGACCGAGAGCGTGAATCCCAACATCGCCATGCTGCACATGCAGGACTTGGCCGACTCATGGCTCCTCGACATGAAGGTCATGATGATCCAGATCCTCGCCTTGGCGCAGCAGTATATGCTGCCGGAGGAAATTTCTCGCGTCACCGGAAACGCCACGCCGTTAGCTGAAGGCGCCGCCGACATCCGCGGTCGCTATGACATCACTGCCGAGTTCGACGCGAGAACCCTCGATAACGCCGCCTTGGAAGCCAAGATGACGTTCTTGACCCAAAATCTAGTGCCTCTGGATTCAATGGGAGTGATCGACCGAGCGCAATTGATCAAGGTCATGCTCGGCAGCGTAGACCAGAACCTCGCCAACCTTCTTGTCAGGGACATCGGCGCCGCGACGCAGATGGAGCAGGAGGACGAGCAAACAGCATTTGCGAAGATCGCCGCAGGCACCGAACCCCCGCTCAAAGAAGGCGGCCAAAACGCCCAAGTCCGCCTGCAAACATTGCAGCAGATTATTCAGAGCAATCCCGCCGTCCAACAGCGCTACGCCCAAGACGAAATTTTCCGCTCAATGATCGACGCCCGCGCGCAAGCCTTCCAATTCCAGCTCCAACAGCAACAGAACGCAGTCATCGGCCGCACCGGCGCCCAGCCTGCGCTGCAAAAGCTCCAGCAAGACCAGCAACTCGGCATGACCGCCCAACCCGCCGCTTAATTATAGCGAAATTAGAAAGTTTATCCCGTGCATCCTAACATCAACGTCCGCAACGTCGCCGGATTGAACATCCCGCAGCACGATTATCTCAGCATCTCGTACTACGGCAGCACGAACAACATCCAGACCGTCACCTACAAAGAAGGCGGCAGCACCGGCCAAACAGTCGCCACGCTGACCTTCTCCTACACGACAAATCCGCCGACCACCAACGACGCGGACCTCGCTGCCGTCACCCGCTCTTAAATCTCCGATTTCTAATCTCAAATGCCTTGGACGTTTAACCCCTTCAGCGGCACGTTCGATCAAAAAGGATCGGGCGGCGGCGGCGGCGCGTCCTACATCGACGGAGAAGTCGCCACCTACACCGACCTCCCGCTCGACGGCTCGGCCGCCCTGAACACCGCCTGGCTCGTCCGCGAGGCCAGCGGCACCTGGCTGATC